GAGACGCCCTTCTCAACTCCCTCGAAGTGGTCCAGCAGGATCACAGCATTCTTGTTGAGCTTCGCCATGAGCGCGACATCGTCGCCTCTCAAGCGCCCGTCTATGTAGAAAAGGTCTGGCTTGACCTTCTGCGTGATTAGCTCTTCAAACATTTGGGTGGATGTCTTGCGCGGATACTGGCGGATCTTCGCCTTTCCAAAGGTAGGCAGCTTGATATCGTTGCTGGCGTCGCAGGTGTGGATGGTCGTGTTCACCTCGGCTGCGTATGACATCGCGATCGTGGATCGCCCGATGAAAGTGCCCACCTCCGCGATGCCCTTCGGGTTGAAGTAGCTCACCAAATCAAAAAGACAAAACGCATCTTCCAAATTAATGGAGCCGGTCTTGTAATCCGCGCTTTCCACTAATTCGCTCAGGTCTTCCATATCCGTGGCCAGCTCGGGCGGGCGTGGCCGGTGGTTGCGCACTACCTGCCAGAACATTTCCGAAAACATCATGCGGTTAATTCTCAGTGCGTTCATTTTGGTTCCTCCAGAATTTGTCCCACGTATTTAGGGATGTCTTGAACGTAAAAGTAGGATCGGCTCTTAGGGTGCGGGTTGGCCGGGTCGTATGTCGCCCAATAGACGACATCCCGAGCCGTTGCCGTGACCTGACAGAGCAGTGGCATGTGCTTGGCGTCCAGCCAGTGCCGGTGCTCGAAGATGGTTCCGCGTTTCATCTGGTGCCCTCCAGCGCCCTCTGGATGGCGTCTTCCACGTACCGGGCGGCTTGGTGCAGATCCGGGCGTGAAAACGGCCTGTAGAGCACCTCCGTGGCTTTACCGGTGCGCAGTAGCTCCAGCGCGTCCAGCCGGTTTATCGGAAAGTAGCGCATCTGGGTGACCGAGACGCGATACCAGCGCCCGTTGGCGGGTGACATGGCCAGTTGGAGGCGCTTCATTGGAGCACCCTCGCGGCTCGGCGCTTGGCGGCGAGCTTTGCTGATCTGATGTCGTCTGGGTGCATCCAGCGAGCTAGCTCATTCGCAAGCTCACAGGCCCGCTCGCACTGCTCATCGGTCGGTGCCGTGATAGCAAGGAAGAGTGCGAGGGTGAGTGCCTCGCGAGAGGTCTGGGGCTGTCTCATCGCGCACCTCCAGTGGCCTTCGCGATGGCTGCTCGGGCTGCCTCAAAGTGGTACGGAACGTCCAGCCCCTCATTAGCGGCGCTGGTGTGTGCGCCATGCAGGGCGGCGCTCTCCACATTCAGCAGAAGGATCAGCGCCTCCAACATCTCGGGTGCTGCACTGATGAGGTGGGCGTCGGCGTTGATATGCTCGCGATCGCCATCAACATCGGGAATCATCGCGACCAGTTCGCGATGGCTCGTGACCCCATCGGTCGCGGACCAGATGTGGCGGGCGATGCCTTGGTCGCCCACGGCGTGAGTGGCTTTCCATGGGCCGGTGGTGTGCTTGTTCATGCTGCCTCCGAGAGGGTCAGCCCGTAAGTGGAGTTCGCGGTGCGAATCAGGCGTGCGTAGTAAGAATTGCGGCGCATCAGGAGCGGCAATTCATCCCAGAAGGCAATTAGCGGGAGCACGGCCTCGCAGTCTTCTTCCCACCACATCGGCTTCGCGCAGTAGCTGCGGCCCTCGACGGCGCGGATCGCCCACGGCGATTGCTCGGCAAGCTGAGCGCGGCGCTCGGCGGATAACCAGATTCCACCGTGGGTCTGGCTCGATACCAGAATGATGCCCTCGGCAAGGCGGTTCACGCTGATGAGTTGACCCCATGGCGAGTAACCGTTCACTTTCGGAAAAAACTCGGTGTTCATCGTTTGCCTCGTTTGAGTTTGGGTTTGGACGGCTTGATACTAGCACAAGCGGGTTGCTCTGCAATAGGTCATTGCAAGTCAAAACGCATGGCATTTGTGCGCGGCATTTAACCGCATCGTGGCCGGAGGGGGTGTGCTGATCCAATTAATCCTATTTCTTCATAATTATTTCTAGGCCTTTTTTCGTCGAAAAAGCCTTATGGAACATGGGCTTAGAATTATTTCTGCTAATTACTTCATATCAAGGTAGGTTGTGGATAACTTGTGGACAGATCAGAGAGACGGCTAGACAGAAAGAGATAGAGAAAGAAATATAATAATAAATAATAATATATATAATATCTCTACCCTTTATGGATCAACAACTTACGAGTGGGTGTTGTTCGTGCGCAACATAATTAGTTCTATTTGTTCTTTTTTAGGCTTTTGCCCGCTTGGCGGCAGGGCAGTTTGGTTGTAGATTCCCAACATGCAACGGACCAATGAAGAGGGAGCCGTGACTGTGGAAGTTGACACGGAAAAGCCGGTGAAAAAGCGCGGGCGGGGTCGTCCCCCTGTGGCTCCGGAAGATTCAAAAGAGCTGAAAACCGTACAAGCACTAAAAGAGACTAGATTACGCTGGTCGCACCCTGACCCGCTGCTGGCGAAGACGGTGGAGACCATGTCTCTCGCTGGCTTTCCGCGTGAGCAGATCTGCGCAGTGCTGAAAATCAGCCCGGAAACACTGGGCCAGCACTACCACCACGAGATGACGCATGGCCGGTCCAAACTCATGGCTGATGTCGTGGGAAGTCTCGCCCAGCGTGCGATCGCAGGATCTGACACGGCAGCGATATGGCTCACGAAGACGCGCCTCGGCTGGAGCGATCGACAGCAGGTCGATGTGAATGCCAACATCGAAGTCGTGCACCATCGGGGCGAACTCATGTCCGAATTAACCGGGCTAATCCAAAAAGGGATCACGATAGACGCGGAGCCGATTCCCGAAAATCCGGGCAAAACGGATTCTGACCCCCAATCACGGGGATAGGCTCGGGCGCTTCTGGGCGCAAAACGGCACCGGCCCTCGAAAACGAGGGTTTTCAGGCTCGCCGGAAAATAGGCGAGCGAATCCGTGGCGAGCACGCGGCCCGCGTCAAAATCCGCCGGTTAAGCTCCGGGCGCGACTAGCCTACGGGCGCGTCGAGCTGTGCGGGCATGTAATGTGCTCCAAAGTATCGGCGCGAGATTGCACCCCATAAGGCGCCCCGAGGGCGGGCGCCCTATAAGCTGCAAGCTCAGGCGGCGACTAGCACGCGGGCCGGCGAATAGTCCGCCGGTACCGCAAAGGCGCTTGCGCTTTTCCGGGCGCGGCCCTTTGCTTTCAGGCCCGCCACCTTTCCGGGCGCATCCAAAAAGCGCAAGTCTGATTCGTCGCCGTTGATCACCTCGCGCCCGAGAAAATGCGCCGGCAGCTTGCCCTTAAATACAGCGGCGAATCCTACAGACTTGCCGTAGAAGCTCAGCGCCTTTGCGACTATCGGCGCGAATGCGGGCGCGTGCGAGTAGCTAAAAGTAAGGTGATAGTTTGCAATTCCGGACACTCGCCGATTCGGCAATTTCGTGTAGTCATAGAATTGAAGCTCAGGAAAGGCGGCGAAAATGTGCGGGTAGACTTTTCCGCCCCTTTCCGCCGGGTAGTTTTCAAAGCGAATGTCACTAGTGCCATTTAAGCGAATGACTAGCACCTTGCCCGCCTTGTGCGCTTTTTTCTTTGCATTCTCAATTTCGCGAACCAGCTTAGTCATAAAGGTGTCGCGATCATTCAAAAATAAAAACGTACGCGCCAATCGCGCCCGCTGTATCGCATTGTCTGGCAAGCTCGCGCCGTTCGGCGCTGTAAACTTTGCGCTGCCCGGTGACATTCCACCCCGGCCCGCCGTGTTAAGACAATCGGCGACACAGTCGGCGACTTTTGAAAGGGCGCAAAGCTCAGTGCCCGATGAATCGGCGGGCGCGAGATATAGCACGCCGGTCATATATCCGTGCTCCTGCCCTTTAACGGTTTTCGCATTCGCATCGATGTTCAATAGTTTGGTTTTCATCGTTTTGGTTTCCGTAGTTTGGCGCGACTATCGCGCCCGGAAATTATCGCCCGCCCTGGTGCTATGCGCAAGCGCTTTGCGCTAAATATATGCGCGGGCATTCCGCGCAATTCTGCGCACCATGCGCGACTAGGTCCGCCCGCATGTGGCGGGCACATGCCCGCACATAACCGGGCGCGACTATCGGCGAGCGGGCGCGATGCGCGGCCCGGAATGCGCCACGGGTCTCGGGTCCCCTCCAGCCAATCGGAATGAGAATCAGTCGCACCCCGGCGGGCGGGCGGGCACGCGAAACGAGCCGGTGGGTGGTGGGTCCCATCTGCGGTATTTCACCTCCCAACCCGACTCAAACTTTTACTTGCCCTACCCCCTTGCGCACGTTTACTCTAGGGTCCCATGCTATATACCGGAGCTGCCCCCCTACCCCGCCATGCTTACTGCTACGTGCAGCCCCACACCTTCGGCAACGAAGACTGGGTACGGGTAGCGTGGTTTGGGTTGGTATCCCATCCGGGCAGAACGTGGGGGTGTCATGTGATGTTGGAGTGTGGGGCGGTGTACCGGAACGTCCCACTGCACAAGCTCGCGCACAAAATCACAGGGACCCCTTGGGACCCCGCCGACGCACAAACTTGGGATTGCTATGGGAGCCAGTTCAGCGTGCTGGAGTATCCGTTTCTCGAAGGGACCCGGATGCGCACCCGGCTACGGTCTAAGCAAGAGCACGTAGGTAATTACTTGTTCACCGCGATCCCGATGATGGACGGATTCAGTCTAGAGCCGGAGCAGAGCAAAGAGTTCTACTTCATCAAACTGGACAACGGGCGCTATACAGCGCAACCTACGAACCACGTTTTGGTGCTGGATAAATCGTTCATCACCGAAGCCAACTGGCCGAAGTTGAAGCGTCAAACTGATGTATGGAGTGTTGACAATGGCAACGAAGTCTAAAGTGAACGCAGCGGGTAACTACACGAAGCCCGAGATGCGCAAGAAGTTGTTTAACGAGATCAAGGGATCTGCAACCCAAGGCACCGCAGCAGGTCAATGGTCAGCCCGTAAGGCACAGCTACTGGCTAAGCGGTACAAAGAAAAGGGCGGTGGGTACAAGTCATGAAAGCTCCGCAGAAGTCACTGAAGGACTGGACCGCGCAAGAATGGCGCACCAAGTCGGGCAAGCCGTCATCGAAGACGGGCGAGCGGTATCTACCTAAGGCAGCGATTGAATCTCTCACCCCGCAGGAATATGCAGCTACGACCCGAGCTAAGCGAGAGGGCAAGGCGCAGGGTAAGCAGTTTGTAGCGCAGCCGAAAAAGATTGCGAAGAAGACCTCGCGTTATCGATGAACCAGCCCGCTCAAGGGTCCCCTGCTGGGACCCCGCCGGGACCCGCTCCGGCAACGAAGAAGCTTTCTCCGCTGGAGGAGAAGCTTGCCCAGCTTCCGACCGAGGATCTAGAGGCGCTCACTTTTCATGCCCGCTGGGGGTCTAAGAGACACAAGCACCAGATCCCGCCGAAGGGTGACTGGACTGTCTGGCTCTTGCTAGCGGGTCGCGGTGCGGGAAAGACTCGAACGGCAGCGGAGTGGACTTGGTGGAATGCGTATCAGGCGAAAGAGACGCGCTGGTTGGTGAGTGCACCGACCTCAGCGGACATTCGTGATACGTGTTTTGAGGGTGATTCGGGTTTGATCTCGGTCATGCCCCCTGCGATCGTGAAGGAATACAACCGATCGCTATCAGAAATCATTCTCGTTAACGGTTCTCTGATCAAGGGCATCAGCGCGGAGACTCCCGACCGGCTACGCGGTGGACAATGGCACGGCGCGTGGTGTGATGAGCTAGCAGCATGGCAGTACGACCAAGAAGCGTGGGACATGATTATGTTTGCGCTCCGTCTAGGGTCCCATCCACGCATCGTAGCCACGACGACTCCGAAGCCAAAAGCGCTTATACGCGACCTTGTAGAGCGTGACGGAGCAGATGTGCACGTTACGAGGGCTTCGACTTACGAAAACATCAACAATCTGGCTCCGACTTTCCAGCAGCAGCTCTTGAAGTTCGAGGGCACGACGCTCGGAAGACAGGAAATTCACGCCGAAGTGCTGAACCCGGAAGAGCAGGGCATCATCAAGCGCACTTGGGTGCAGCTCTGGCCAGCGAAAAAGCCCCTGCCCATACTGGAACACATCGTGATGAGCCTAGATACGGCCTTCACGGAGCAAACTCGCGATAAGAAAACGTCAGATTCCGACCCATCTGCGTGTGTGGTGTTGGGATTGTTCTACGAAAACGAGAAGCCGAACATCATTTTGCTCGATTGTTGGGAAGATCGGCTGGGAATGCCGGATTTGATCCAGCGAGTGAAGCGGGAAATGGAGGTTTTCTACGGCGACGATGAGCAAAAACCGATGATTAAGCCGAAATTCGGTCCTGCCCGCATGTTAAACACCGGAAGAAAGCCCGATACCATCGTGATCGAAGACAAAGGCAGCGGAATTAGCCTCAGACAGATGCTTTCACGCGAGGGAATCGTTGCTCATGCCTACAATCCGGGCAAAGCGAGCAAACTCACGCGATTGCACATGGTTTCGCACCTATTTTCGGCTGGAATGGTGTGGTTTGTGGAGTCGGATAAGCGAAAAGGACAGATTCGCTCGTGGGCGGAGCCGCTTTTGTATCAACTGTGCTCGTTTTCGGGTGAGGGAACCATCAAGCATGACGATTTGATGGACGCTTGCACCCAAGGTTTACGTTTCCTTGCCGATAAAGAT